CCTTGAATTTGTCCCAGCGCAGGATCTCCGCGCAGGCGCCGGCGTAGTCCTCGGCGTTGAGCTTCCTGACCAGGGTGCTGCCGCAGAACGCGGTCTGGCCGATGTTGTAGGACAGGCTGATGTAGGCGTCGTACTCATGCTGGTGCAGCGGCACCTTGACGCAGCGTTTGAGGGCGCCCTCGTACTTCTGAACGTCCTGCAGGGCCCTGGCCAGGGCCTTGGGGGGTGTGATCGTGTCACCGGGCTTGACGCCCTCGGTGGTCCCGAATCCGATCGTCGGGACGTCACCTGGGACCGGTGTGTAGGCCCGGTCGCTGTAGCCCTCGTGAAGCGCAATCCCGACAAGTGCTGTAGCACTTAGTGCTAGGCCGGCGAGCTTCACGCGGTCCATTTAATCCTCGTCGCGCATTCGCTTGTCGTGCTCGGCCTGGCGTCGCCTGTCCTCTTTGTGCTTGTAGTACCAGTTGACGCCGAGGCCGGCGATACCGATACCGAGGCCGGCCAGCATTCCGAATTCAGAGGAGAGGAACCAGGCCACCACGCTGGCACTCGCGCCGGTGTAGGTCGCTTTGCTGCCCGCGGCCGCCAACGTGGCGTCAAGTGTTGCGTGGTCGGCTGACACTGTTCTCTCCTTACTCTTGAACAGGCGCAGCATCATCTGTCGCCTCCTTGGGGATCTGCTGCTCGGCTTGTGCGCGGACCTTGGCGGCCAGGGGCCAGACGTTGGTGCTGGTGGGCAGCTGGCCCATGACATTCAGCAGCGCGTTGACTTCTTGCAGGTCGAGCTTCAGGGTGATTTCCATTTGGATCTCCAGTGGGTTGTCGTGGGATTCGCAGCGCGGTGCTGTATTCGCACCGCTGCAGCCGTGAATTATGCCGCCCAGGGCAGGCCGATCACCACCGGCGGGTTGGCCATCTGAGCCAGCTGCGCGTCCAGCGCAGCCTCCTTGGCGGCCAGGCCCTCAGCCCCCCAGCGCGCGGTCAGCCAGCCGGTGACGATCTCCTTCGTCAGCTGCTCGTAAGGCACGAACCCAGGCGCTGCCGGATCAGCCTCGAACGACTCGGTTCCGTACTGGCTGGCGGTGTGCTCGCCCTGCGTCTTGGCGGTCGACCAGTGCACCGTGATCACGGCGCCGTCGGCGGTGTTGCGCTCCAGGGTGTTGATGATGATGTCCATGCTCATGCTCCTTTGGCTTCAAGTTGCGCCACACGGGCGCGGAGGTCGTCGTTCTGTGCCTTAAGTTCTTGGATTGCTGCGGTCAGCAAAGGCACCAACTCGGTGTACTTGACTCCGAGATATTCGGTTTCATCTTCGCGGTTCTCTTGATTGCGTGTTTTGACGACAGCCTCAGGCAAAACTTCGTCAACAGACTGGGCCGACAAGCCCACACAACGCTTATTCGAGGCGTCAGACTTCCACGAAAAGATGAACGACTCAAGTCGCATCACCTTGTCTAAAGGGCTTGCGATTGGCTCAATAATGTTCTTTAGGCGGACGTCGGACGCTGAAGCCCACGACGTAGCGCCGGGCGAAAGAACGACTCCCCCTGTCGTGCCACCTGTAGCAAACAGCCCGCCCGTGCTCGCATGGACACGTCCGTATTGGCCGTTGCTTGTGGCGGAGTAAAAGCCAACGCCGCCACCCCAGTTGCCATCATCGGTGCCCCCATCAACAAGGATACCGGACGAATAAGAACCGCGCACCTGAAGCCTGCCGTTTACATCGGAGGTTTTGCCGATGAGAAGCAGACCACCCGACGTAATCCGTGCGCGTTCGGTGGCGTAAGTAACAAACGCAAGCGGGTGATTTGAATCTGAACCAAGCGACCCCACGCCTGATGCTGAGTAATAGCTGAAGTCAACCGAGTTATCAGAACTGCGCAAGCGCACTCCACCAGTGCGATCAGTGGCCTTTCCTTTTATTTCAATGGTCGTGATGTTGGTGCCAAGACCGGCAATTGATGTGGCATTGACGCCCAAATTCCCACTCGCATCCAGCGTCATCGCCTGCGTGAAACTGATGGCGTTTCCTGCGGTGCCGGAGGCTGCGGTGTACCAAATGTGTTGCCCTGATGAGTTTTGGGCGTACAAAGTGGCTTGAGAACTTGTGATGTAACGAGAATTTGTCCCGTCGTTGTAGGCGTTGTTTCCAACAATCGTGTTGGCGCCGATCCCATACAGCGAAGATGCTGAGCCAACTTGCAAAGCCCTGTAACTGCTTCCCCAAGCACTCGGCGTCACCCCCAGACCGAGGTTGCCGGAGGTGTCTATGGTTGCACGCCTTGTGCTGTTGGTCATCAGCGCAAGTTCTGTATTTGAGGTCGTTCCAAAGAACGGAGTACCGCTACTGATGTAAGAACTTAGTTCAACCCCTGAACGAGCGAAGCGGAACATATTTCCGCCGGAAACATCACCGACATCAAGTGCGTAACTTCCAGAAGTAACACCAACAAGCAATCGACCAGAAGCCTCCAGTGTCATCGCCTGCGTGAAACTGATGGCGTTTCCTGCGGTGCCGGAGGGGGCGGTAAACCAGTTATGAGCGCCAGAAACCTGACCGTAGGCAGATGCAAAGTTTGAAATTAAATATCTGTTTGTCCCACCAGAATCTGTGAAGAAGTTTAGGCCGTGAAAAGTGGTGTTTGAGCCGTTTGAGTAAATTGATGCTGTTGCGCCAACTTGAAAAGCACGCAAACCAGATTGCCAAGCACTTGGCGTCACCCCCAGACCGAGGTTGCCGTTTTTGTCCAAGTTCATGCGCTCGCTGATGCCCGCGCCGCCATCAGGCGTCGTGCCAAACAGCAGATCGGTCGGCATGTCATTGGCGCCTGGCGTGGCGCTGATCCTGGCCCAGATCGCCGCGCCCTGCAGGAACTGCGTGCCGTCGTAGCCGCGGAACACGATGTTGCCCAGGATGTCGTTGCTCTGGACGGCCGAACTGCCGCGAATCTTCTCAAGGCCTAAGTACGACGCGTTGGCGTCGTTGGCGGTGTTGCGCTGGATGAGCTGCGGATAGAACCCGCTGTTGGACACTAGCGCGATACCAGCCGACGTCACGTTGTCAGGCGTCGTGGTGCCGATGCCCAGCACGCCGGTGGACGACACCACAAACGGCGTGGCGTCAGCCGCCACATCCTCGATGTACAGCGCGTTGCCCGAGCCCGTCTGCGTGATTTTCAGCGCGTCGTTTGAGGTGTTGGCCGTGATGGTCTGGTTCGCGGTGAACACGTTGGCCGAGGCCAGCAGCGCGTAGCCAGCAGTCGGCACATAGGCCGCGACCCAGGCGCTGCCGTTGTAGACGCGCGTCTCGCTGGCCGTCGTGTTGAAGTACAGGTCGCCCGTGCTCACCGGGTTGCCGTTGCCGTCGACCGTCGGGTCAGACGCGAGCGGGCCCAGGTACTGAGCGCGGAAGTTGAACAGGGCCGTCGAGGCAGTGCTAGCCGACGTCGACGCATTGGACGCGCTGGTCGACGCACTCGACGCACTAGAGCTCGCCGACGAAGCACTAGACGCAGCAGCTGCGGCAGACGCTGCAGCCGACGCCGTCGAGCCGAAGATCGTGTCGATGTAGTTCTTGGTCGCCCCGTCCTGCGCATTGACCGGGTCACCCATGCCGGTGATGCGGTTGGTGCCCATGGCCAGGGCGCCGGTCATCGTGCCACCCGACAGCGACAGCTTGGCGTTCAGGCCGGTGTCGGTATAGTTCTTGGTGGCAGCATCCTGGGCGTTGGTCGGATCACCCAGGCCAGTGATCTTGCTCGTGCCCATGGCGATCGGGCCCGACATCGTGCCGCCGGTCAGCGACAGCTTGCCGTTAAGCAGCGTGTCGGTGGCCGTTGAGGTGTAGGCGTCGGTGATGCCGTAGCCGGCCAGCGTCGTCGGGTTGGTGCCCGTTGTCACGCGGCCATAGATGTCGACACCGACCGACCGATAGGTGCCGGCACTCACGCCCGTGGTCGCCAGGTCGATCTCGTCGGCACCCACCACGATGCGAGAGCTCGACGCCGACTGCACATTGAGCGTGTTGCCGACCTTGACCATACCGGCGCCGGCAGTGATCTGCCCCGCGCCAGAGAACTGCTCAAACGTCACCGCGGTCACGCCCAGCGTGCCACCAGGCGCCACCGTGCAGACCCAGCCGCTGTTGTCGTTGACGGTGCCGTCCTCGACGAACACGAACGCGCCGACCAGCTCAGCCCAGGTGTCGGCGTCAGCCGCACGCGACCAGGAACCAGCAGCGGCCACGTAGATGCCGTTGTTGGCGGCCGTCGACTGGTCCTTGACCAGCACCCGGTCGCCGGCGATCACGGCCACGCCGTCGATCGTCTGCGTGCCCGACAGCGTGATGTTGCCGGTGGTCGCAGCGCGCACGCTGCCCTTCACGTCCAGGCCCTGCGCCACGCTGTCGACGTAGGCCTTGGTGGCCGCGTCAGCGTCGGCGGTGGGGGTGCCAAGGCCCGTGATCTTGTTGGTGCCCATCGCAATGGCACCCGACATCGTCCCGCCGGCCAGCGCTAGACGCGTGGCGATCTGGCCATCGACGTAGGTCTTGTTGGTCGCGTCGCCGCCAGATGCCGGCGTGCCGAGCCCCGTCACCAGGTTGTTGCCCATGGCGAGGTTGCCGCTCATGGTGCCACCGGCGAGGTTGAGCTTCAGCGCGTCCTGCGTGTCGACGTAGCCCTTGTTGGCCGCGTCGCTAGCGTTGGTCGGGGTCGACAGCCCGGTGATGGTCGCCGAGCTGCCGGCCACCATGTCCAGCGAGCCGTTGATCACTAGGTCGTTGAACGTCGAGGTGCCGCTGGCTGCCGTGATGTTGCCAAGAACTCCACCCAGTGCCGTAATCACACCAGTCACGCCAAGCGTCGAGGCCATAAGCGTGGCGCCCGTGACGCCAAGCGTACCGGCCACCAGCGCGTTGCCCTGCGCATTTAGGGTGCGCGCTGCAGGGACAGTCACCGACGTGGTGTTCATCTGCAGCGTATTGACGCCCAGGATTGAGAACGCGGTCGATCCCGCCCCGACGCGGTAGTAGCCGGTGTTGGTTTCGTTCAGGAACGACAGGCCCGGCCCGGTGACGTTGCCGTCAGCAATGCGGAACGGCGCCAGCATGCCGCCAGCGCCCGTGCGCGACAGCGAGTTGGTCAACTCGTTGGAGATGTCCTCCAGCGTCGAGTTGGCCCAGGCCGCGTCGATTGTGGTGCCAGGCACCACAGGGTTACCAGCGGGAAGGGTGTAAACACCGGAAAGGTTGCGGGGCATGTCGTCGCTCCTCTTACTGATTGCCTCGGAGATAGCGCAGAAGTCGCGCGACCTCACTTCGATCAAGCACGCTGCCTTCCTTGGCAGCCTGATTTTCCAACATCTGGATGAACGCCTGTTCGTTCTGCAGCGCCTCGGCCAGCGCGCGGTCCTTGCGGGCGTCAACCGCGCTGCGGAGGCCGCTTAGCAAGCCGCGCCCGACGGTCGCCGCCGGGCCGCCAACGACGTCTAGGGCAACGTCACCCATGGCGCGCGCGGTGCCGGCCGCGAACTGGTCGCTGGCCGTATTACTGCCGCCGCCCGCCGTGGCCGAGCGCTTCACGCCCTGCACGATGTTCTGCCGGCGCAGGGCATCAAGAACGGACTCCAGCCGCGTGTTGGCGGTCGGGTCTAGCACCAGGTCCTTGCGCGGGCCGCGGGCTGCGTCAAGCGCGCGCCCGAGGCGTGCCTCGGTGATCTTGGGGACGTCGCCAGCTGCGTCTGCCGACACACCTCGCACGCGCCCCGTGGCCGGATCAATAAAGGCCTCGCGCACTTTTCCGGCAGCCTGTGATGCCCGCACTTGATTGGAGTCGCGCGCATAGCTGCCCACGACATCCTGCCAACGGCCGCCGGTGGCGCTGTTTAGGATGTTGTCGACCTCACGCAGCACGCTCATGGTGGCGGGAGACTCCCGCGGCACGGCCTCGTATGCATTGGTCGGCACCAGCGGCGCCTTTTTGGCAAGGTTGGCGCGAATTGTTGCCAAGTGCTCCGGCGTGAAGTCGGGGCCGAGTCTGTCAATCTCGTCAGCCAGCTGCTGCACCATGTTGCGCACGGCCGGGTTGCTGGCCTCAGCCGACCTAGCGGCCTGATCAAGGTTGGCCCGGAACGATGTCAGATCACGCGCAAACGCGGGCTCGTTGATGGAGCCCATTGCCTGGTTGTACAAAACGCTGCGGTTGTTCGATCGCAGTGCGCGCCGTGCTGCAAGATCGTCAGCACCGCGCGTGGCCGCCATGACCTCATCGGCCACTGCCCTCGCCTGATTTTGGTCAAAGTCGTACCAGTTGGCACCGCTGCGGGCCCGGCTGCCGGCCTCAAGGCGCGCAAGCTCGGGGTTGCCCAGCCTGGCCGACACCGACAAGGGAATGCTGCCGCGAGGCGCCTGCGAGGCCTGCGGAGCCTGTTGGCGCACTTGCCGCATAGCCTGCTCGAGCACCGCGCGCCGCTCAGGACTGGTCGCGCCCTGCGGCACGATGGCCTCGGTGACTTCCTGCGCCGCACGCGACTGACCGCGGAAGGGCGTTGCGGCGCCCTTGAGCGCGGCCAGAGACAGCGGCAGGGCACCGCCCAGGGCGCCACCCAAGATCATGCTGTTGGTGCGGTTTTCACCTTCACCGCGAGGCACGATGGCACCGTACCCAGCGCCCGTTGCGGCACCTGCGGCAGTCGTGGCCAGACGACCAGCGCCAGCGGCCAACGGGATGCCGGGAATGGCCAGCGTCGGCACGACTCCACCAGCCACCTGCAGCAAGCCGCCGCCGGTGACGGTGCCGGCTAGCCGCTTGTCGATCTCGCGCTTGCGGGCGACTTCCTGCTCCATGGCGCGCTTTTCAGCGTCGCTGCCGAACATGTCGGTGTAGAGACTCTTGACGCCTGTGCCGAGGTCGGCCATGCCAGCGCCAATGTTGGCCAGGATCTTGTCGCCGGTAGACATGCCGGCCGTCGGGTCAAAGACCGGCTCAGGCGCGACCGTCACAGGCCCGCGAGCCTTGCGCTCGAGCTCGGCCAGGCGCCGCAGCTGCTCCAGTTCTTGACGCTCAGACATCATTGACCTCCAGCACCTTGGCCGAACCTCTCGCGCAGCCGGCGCAGCTCTGCACGCTCGGCGGGCGATAGCTTGTCGTCACCACCAGCGCCGCCGGCGCCAACACGCGGCATCATCGGCAGCACATCCTCCACGCGCAGGCCGTTGCGCTCGGCCATGCTGCGGTAGGCAGCCGCCAAGTCGTTTCGGCGCTGATCGGCGCCTGCAAAAAGCTGCCCGGCAATCGCTTGCATGCTGCTCAACTGCTCAGGCGTCAGCCGCGCGCCGGTCATCAACTGATCCGGCTTTTGGATGAGCCCCTGGAACACGCCGCGGGCGTTGGCAATCAGCGCGTATTCGCTCTCGCGCACCACCGACTCGGGGTCCAGCATCTTGCCGAACGCAAACACGAGCGCGACCTGCTTTGTCGGGTTCTGTTTAATGTCGGGATCGGTCAACAGCGTCATCACTGTTTCAGCGTGACGCACGCCCTCGCCGATCTTGTCGGCCTTCTTGCCGTACTCGTTGCGCAGCGTGGTCGCCCGAGTGAAGTTGCGGTTCTCGTTGGTGTTGCCGGCGATCACGCCTTGCAGTGCTAGGCCTTGCTCTCGAAAATCGTTGGAGATCTGCTGCTGGCGCAGCCTGTCCTGACGATCGCGCTCCTCCCGCTCCTGCCGATCAATCGCGCCCTGCATGGTGGTGGCCTGGCGCTCAAGTGATGCGCGTCGCGCATCACGCGACGCGAACGGATCCTTGATGTACTGGCCATCGGGCGTGAGCATGCCGGCGCCGAGCTTCATCGGTTCAGACGCAGCCGCCGCGCGCTTTAGGAACTGCGCCTGCACAGGCTGGAAGTTCTCGCCGGCGTACTGAGCCGCCAACGCGTTGAGCATGGCCTGCTCGCCCGCCTGGCCCTGCTGCTTGGCGAAGGCCTGCAGCGCTGACGTGTCGACCTCCTGGCCTTCGATCTTGTCGAGCTCGCTGTACACCTTGCCCAGCCGCTGGCGCATGCTCATGGGCAGCGCCTGACCAGGCTGCACGCTGTTGGACAGCGTACCGCCAGGCGACACCAGCGAGCTCATGGCCATCGGCAGCATGGCCCGCTTGCGGCGCTCAACGTCCTCGGAAAAAGTTAGCGGATCCATGATCAGTACCCCGCAAGAGGATCGCGGTCACCGTAGTCCATGACGCCGCTGCCGGTCAGGCCCTGACGCCGGCGGCGCATTTCCTCAAGCGCTTGGCGCTGCTTGGCGTTCATGCCCGCCATGGCGGTGTCCACGCCCTTCTGCTGCTGCCCGGCCATGTAGGCCGTGCCCATCTGGGCAACCGCGTTGGCGATGCCGGGGGCGACGTAGTGCTTGCCCACCATCTGGCCCTGCATCGGCGTCATGGCTTGGCCGCGCAGCGCGTCCACCATGGCCTGGCGGCGACGCAGTTCATCCTGCTCAGGGCGCATCGCGCCCATCTCCAGCAGGTAGTCGAACATCAGGTTGTCGTTCATTGCAGGCCTCCGTAGTTCACCATCAGGTAGCCGTTCGCGTGGCGCTTGACCAGGTCAGGCCGCACGCGCTCCACCTCTTGCGCAATCACACCGCGTTGCGGCATTCCCATCATCGTGTAGTCGTAAATGCCCACGCCAGTCGCATGCGTGCCCACCCGCTTAAGGTTGGACTTCAGGCGACGGTCAGAGAACATGAACGCGGCCGAGCCGAGCTGTGCGCCGGCGCCCAGCAGGTTGCCAAAGCCAGCCTGCTGCGCGTTGTAAGAGCCCAGCGCGGCGTCGTACCCCATCTGCGTGGCGCCCAGGATGTTGGGCGTCTCTGAACGCTGTGCGGCCGCGAACGACGGCATGTTGGGCATGTTGACCTGCTGACCCGACAGCAGCGCGTTCATCTCGTTGAGAGACATGCCGCGACGCTGCATCTGCTCGGCGATCGCCTGCTGGCGCAGACGGTTGCGCGAGTCGGCGAACTGCTGGTTGAGGCCAAACTGCTGCGCGGCAGCCTGGTTCTGCGCCTGCATGCGGGCGACGTCGAGCGCGGACGCCTGGCCCAGGGCCTGGTTGCCGAACTGACGCGCCTGCAGGTCCTGGTTGAACGCCTGACCGGCCGCCTGGTTGGCGAGGTTGGCCTGGCCCATCATCTGGTTGTAGGCCTGGTTCTGCGCCTGGTTGCCGAAGTTGAACGCGCCCAGCGTCTGGCCGTAGGCCTGATTGATCGCTTGGTTGTTCAGGTTGGCGTTGGTGACGTTCTGCTGGAACTGCTGACCCAGCGCCTGGTTGCCGGCCTGCTGGGCCTGCATCGCCTGGTTGAACGCCTGCCCCGTGGCCTGGTTGGCGAACTGGTTTGCAGATAACCCCTGGTTGAACGCCTGGTTCGCGGCCTGGTTGAAGAAGTTGCCGCCGCTGACGTCCTCATTAAACGCCTGCTGCCGAGCGCCCATTTGCATGCCAAACAAGCGCTGAGCCTCGTTTCCAGCCTGGTCGAGCGCGTTGAAACGCTCGTTGGCCTGCCGCTGCTGCAACTCGGTCAGCGCACGGTTGTAGGCCTCGCTGCCAACCGTAAAGCCCTGATTGGCCAGGCGCGCCTCAAGCTGCTGCTGCTGATAGTTGTGCACCGGCTGCATGCGTTGCATGAGCTGATCCGCAACCCGATCACGATAGCCGCTGTCAATTTGCGGCAGGTCCGGGTTGTCGCCGGTGGCTAGCGAGCGCTGCAGCGACTCGGTGCCGGTGCCTCGAGTCAGGTCACCCGTCATACCGCTGAACCCAGTGTTCAGCGGTTGTTGGCTGACGCCGTAGTTCAAGCCGCCGGTCATCGGCGACATGCCCATCTGCGGGCCGGCAAAGTTGAAGCCGCTCACCACGTTGTTGGCGCGCGAGTCGACCCCCGTCTGCAGGCCGCGGGCATAGTCGCCCACGTTCGTTTGCAGGTTGCCCACCGGGTTGGCCTCGGCCATCTGCGGCAGGTTGGCGTAGTCGAACGGGCGCTGATACTCGCTGGCCACACGGTCCATGAAGTTACCGGCCAGCTGCGAGCGGTCGTTCTGCAGCCCGATCTGCGCATTCAACGCAGACTGCAGCGCCGGCGCCAAGGTGTTGTTCTGCGTCCACGACGTGACGGTCTGACCCGTCGCCGGATCCACCTGCGCGCTGGTCTGCCAGGACTGCGAACCGAACGGCGTGTTGATCGTCGGCCGGTTGGCAAAGTTCTGGATGTTGGTCAGCTCTTTAGAAGCTGCCGCTTGCGTGTTAGCCGCACCGATGTAATCAGGTGGTGGAGGTGCTGATCCCTTGCCGCCCATGAGCGTTCTCCTTGATCCAGCGGCACTCGTCGTGTCGCATTTCAAACATTACGCAGTCAACCGTCTCAGCGATCCTGCGGAATCCCAACTTGTCATTCATCCGCAGCGCGTCGTCGAGGTTCTTGGGCGTCAAGCCGTAGATGGCCTCCATGCCGCATTTTACGAATGGATACTCGAAGGCTGCGCGCCACAGGTGCCTGTTCAGCCCATGCGGACCGTCAAACGCCACGTGAATCCAGCAGGCCGACAGCGTCCAGGCGTTGAAACCGACCGCGCTGGCGATCGTCCCGTCATCTCGCATGGACGCGATCGTGCGCAGGTCGCTGCTCCATGGCAGCCGCGTGCGCCGGTTCATCCACTCCCAGACGACCGGATACTCGCCAGGTTGGTCGGTCACCAGCTTCATAGGTATGCGTACTCCGTGTCGCCGAACTTCTCCTGCAACTTGCGCTCGGCGTCCTTGGCAAACGCGAGCATGTCGAGCTCGTCGATCAGCGCATTAATGTCAACGATCTCATCGCGCACGGGGTCTTGGTCAGACATCAGCACGCCAAAGCTGTATTGGTCGCTCTGCAAGTCCGAGCCGTTGACGTCGTCGGATGAGCCGGGATCGTCAACGTCGTCCATCAGAACGCCGAAGCTGTACAAGTCACTGGCCAAGTCTGCGCCGTTGACGTCGTCCCCCGATCCAGCGTCGTTAGCGTCGTCCATGAGGACGCCAAACGTGTAGTTGTCGCTGGCAAGGTCCGAGCCGTTGACGTCATCAACGTCGCCCAGCGTGTCGTCGTCCATGTCGGACAGCAGCACGCCAAACGTGCCGGCGCCGTCGCCCGCAACTAGGTTTTCACCACCCTCGCCCCAATGGCTCGCGTCGGTTTTGGTGCCGCTATTCGTAACAGTTGGCGGCGTCGGACGCGGAGGAGGAGGTGGCGGCGGCGGGTCCGGTGGCAGGTCAGGCGGCAAATCCGGCGGCAGATCAGGCGGCACCTCTGGCGGCGGCTCAGGCGGCGGCTCAGGAGGCGGCGGCGGGGGCGGTGGATCTGCCGGCGGCACAGGCGGCACATCAACGTCCGAAATCACCGCGTCATCAAGCATTACAAGTGCATCCAACTTGGGCGAAGGCCGTGGCGGCGGTGGCACCATGGGTGCAGGCGCCGGAGCTGGTGCCGGCGCGGGCGCGAGCGGCGGCGGGATCACTGGACGCGGCGCAGCCGGCACCATCCCGACAGGGGTGTGAGCGGCAAACTTTTGGCGCACAAACGGCGCCAAAGCCATTCCGTTCTGCGGGTTGTCGTAGAACTTAATCCCTGGATTGGTCAGCCCAGGCGCTGACGATCCGCGCAGCGCGTCAATCAGCGCGTTGGTTGGCACTGCAGGTGTCGTTGCCATCACATCACCCCACCAGTTTCAAATAGGACATGCGAGCTGGTGAACACCGTCTGCGGCAGGCCGCGCACCTTCATGCGCAATGAGCCGTAGTAGCCCAGGCCGTTCGTTCCGGCCCAGCCCTGGTAGGTGTTCTGCCCGGCCCATGTCGCCACGTTCCAGTTTGCTAATCCCCACACGCCGCTGTCGTCGGCCAGGTAGAACGGCGAACCGCCCACCGGCGACAACTGAAACTGCGTGTTGATGATCAGCTTGACCGACGGCGCCGACAGCGCAATGAAGATCGGCCGCACCATGCTGAACTTCTTGTTCTGCGCTGGCGTGCCAAAATGCGAGAACGCCGTCTGCACGTCGCCTTCAACGTAGTTGCCGCCAGCGCCCACAGTGTCCACACCGTCACGGTCGCCGAACAAGCCCTTGCATGTCAGACCATCGTCGGTGCCGAAATAGAGCTGGCCGCCGATGACAGTCGCGCAGCGCATCGGCATGCCAACGAATTCGCACCAGGCGCCCGTGGTGACGTTCATGGCGAACTGCCGGAACGTGCCGCCGTCGTTTGGCAGCTTAATCACCAGCACCTCAGACGAGGGCACCACGAACACGTTGAAGTAGCGGTTGTTGCGCAGCTTGCGCACCAAAGGCGCGAACACCGACTGAATCTTGGACGCGGGGCCGCCGGCCTGCACATCCTGCGAATACTGCCCGGTGATCAGGCGCGACATCGGCACCAGGCCGAGCTCGCTGACGATCATCACGTCGCCGCCGAACGGGGTGAAGTAGCTGCCGAATTTCGGCACTGGGCCGACGTACCAAACGCCCTTCAGGTTGAACGTCGTCGCGCTTGTCGGGTCGGTGCCCTCCCACACGGCCACGTCGCCCTCAGTGCCCACGGCAATCAGGAAGTCATCCACCGAGAACCCGGCGTCGATCGTCCAATTGAACAGCGCGGAAACCGAGCCTCCATTGCGCAGGATCGAGCCCATGGGAAACGACGTCACGGTGCCCGTGATCGCGTCCACGGTGTCCATGTAGCCGACGTTGGGGCTGCCCTCAAACGTAAACCACACGCGGCGCTTCCACACGGCGACCGTGCGCACTGCCGTCGTCATGCCGGTCACGGTGCCGGTGCGGTTGACCCAGCCGGAGGTGGTGCTGTAGGTCCAGTACCCGGCGCCAGGCGAGACAGCCAACAGGAACGTGTCTGCGGCCGTCGAGAACTGCGTCGTCCACCAGTCGTCGTTGGTGCTGCCGGTGCCCGTTACTGCAAGCACTGGCGCGCCGCTGGCCGTCACGTCGTAGATGTTGCCGTTGGCGGCCATGAACACCTTGTTGTGGGCCGGGTTTGGCGCGGTGTACGAGAACACCGAGTCGACGGCCTGCGGCACGCTGGCAACAGTGACCGCGGTGGCGTGCACCTGGTAGCCCTTGCGCAGCTCCACGCCCTGCTGACGCGGGATCATGTTGCTCAAGACAAGCGCATCATTCGGCTGCATTGCCGAAATCGGGTCGCGGTAGTTCAGCCCGCCAGTCGGCGCCGGAATGACAACTGACTGCGCAGTTTGTGCGGCGGCCGCCCTTCGTGGAGTCTTGAAGGGCCTGACGGGGACCAACGGCATGGCTTATGCCCCCATGCCCGTGTCGGGCGTATTGATCAGCGGCTGGATGTACGGGAAGCGGAAGTCGCGCGCCATGGTCAGCACCGGCGCGCCCTTCTCGGAATTCTTGCGGTTGTCAAACGCGATGTTGAAGTCGCGCATCGCGGCGCTGCTGTCTAGGCCCTTCATCTCGAGCCACTTCACGCGCGTGTACAGGGTCATCACCGTGGCGTCGAGCAGCGACACGTCGCCGTTCTGCGTCATCCGGTTTTTGTACAGGTCGGGGTCGTTCTGATCGCGCACCCATCCGGCCGAGACGTAGAACACGTTCATCGTCTGCGGCGAGTTGGGCGGCGCCAGCACGTAGATCTTGTTGTCGCGGACCTGCCAGTAGAACGACAGCGTCGGCAGCGTCGTGCGGATCAGCAGCTGCTGCCACATTTGCGCCGACACCGGGCCCAGCGAGGGGAACTGCGTCGTCGCGTTCCAGTTGGTCTGGTCGATCCAGCGGTACAGGTCCTGCGGCAGGGCGAAGCCCTTTTCCTTCTGGCCGTTGCTGTCCGACTGGATGGGGATCTGATAGTTCTTGATCAGCTCCTGCCACTCAAACATCGACAGCAGCTCATTGCCGGCCATGTTGGCCGCCTGAACCATCTGCTGAACCGCGGGGTCCTCAGAGCCCGCAGGGTCAGTCGGGACGGGGTAGGCCACCATCCCGGCCACGTTTTGCACGATGGCCGAGAGGGTCGATTCGTTGACGATCTGGAAGGCCATCCCCGTCCTCCGGTTTACTCAGCGTCGGCCGTGGCTGCGACCTGTCGCTTGGGCTTGATCTGCGCCTTGAGCGCCTCGAGCTGAGCCTGCATGTCCTCAATCACCTGGTCACGCTTCTGCAGCTCCTCGTTCATTTTCTCGATCGGGGCATTGTTGGCCGCGACCTCCATGAACGCCTTGGCGCGGGTCTTGTCCTGCTGGAAGGACATGAACTTCTGCCCGAGGTTGTCGGGCGCGTCGGCGAGCTGCTCGATGGTGACGATCTTGAAGAACTTGTATTCCTCAGCCTTCGACGGCGTGATGCCAGGCAGCGCCGTCAGCGGCGTGCCAGTGACGGCCTCAGCCTGGCCCGCCTTCCACTTGTTGTACCGATCGGAAAAGCGCTGGATGTCCAGCGCCGTGATTGGCTTGTCGATGACGCTGCTCTTGTCACCGGGCGTGTGGATGCGGATGTAGTCCACCTCGTCGTAAATCGCGCGCCCTGCATCCTTGCTCTTGGCGTGGTGCATCACGGGCTTGCGATAAAACTCGATGTACAGCTTCGAGTCCATCGCGTAGCGGGACTCGTTGGGCTGCGGAAGTGGGATGTCGTCAAATACAGTGGGTGTCGTGGGTTGCATGGTTTTTTCTTTCTAGTGGTGGATTAAGCGCCGGGACCGTCGCCAGTCTCGACCTTGAGGTCAGTCGTCGTACCAGACGCACCGATGCGCTGGCCGCTGATGCTGGCCTCGTCGTTGCCAGTCGGGTTGATGCCTTCGCACACAGCGCCGAGGCCCTGCGATGCGTTGGTATCGAGCACCGTCTTGGCGTTGGCGCTCACTGCAGCGCCATATCCGATGGTGTAGAACGTGAACTCAGCCACGGCCGACGGATCGTTACCTTCGCTTGTGGCGTAGGCGCGGACGACGACGGATTGGCCAGAGGTTGCGGGCAGCGTGACCGCGCCCGAGTAGGTCGTCCAGCCGGTGTTGGCCGGAGCGGTCCCGTAGGTGTAGCGAATGGTCGCGCCTTCAGTGGCACATGCCAGCGTGAAGGTGGATCCGGGATTGACCTGGCCGCCAGAAGGCGACGCGGTCGGGGTTGCGGTTGCCGGCATGTTGATCTCCTGAATGGCAAAAAACCCAAGGGGTGTGGGTCACCCCAGCCCCTTGGGAAGGGTGACCCACGACAGGCCCACCAATTAGTTCTGCATGCGGCCCTGGAACTGGGCGCCGGAGGTGGTCAGGTTGCCGGCCCAGGCGAGGATTTGCACCTCGGCGTCCTGGTTGATCGCGTAGCGGCGATTCGGCGACAGCGGGACCATGTTGCGGTCCTTGTGGGGGCGCCACTTGATGAACTTGGTGTTCAGGAAGAACGCCGTGTTCGCCGGGCAGAAGCCACCGATACCGCCGTCCAGCACCACGTCAGCGTCCATGAACTTGATGGACGGGAAGCCGAGGTTGCCGGTTTCCGGCGACGTGAAACGCTGCTGAGCCTGCAGGCTGGCCATGTACAGAGCCCAGTAGTTCGTGTCCATGACGATCAGATCGACACGGTCAGAACCACGGGTGGTCTGGGCCCACAGGTTGTTCATGCCTGCCTGGATGTTGGCCGCCGTGGCGTTGCCGCCGGTGGCGGTGCTGAAGTCGTACAACTTCGAGCGCCAGAAGGTCCAGGTGGCACGATCGATACCGCCGTAGGTGCCGGTGGTGGGATCGCTGGGAACAGCTGCGTCGAGGCCGGTCACTTCCTTGCCACCAGAGCCGGTGCCGTTGGAGTAGATCGACTGCGACAGCTCGTTCATCATCGTGCTCTCGGCCACGTTCAGGCGGCCTTCCAGCAGGTCAATGAACTGTTCCTTGCCGCTGTTCTGCAGCATCTCGAGGCCAGACATCACCACAGGAACGGCGTACTGCTTGATCTGGAACTCAGCAGCGCTGATCACGTCCTGAGCGGCCACGGGCAGCAGGTCGTAACCCGAGTAGAAGCCGCCGTTCGCGTTCTCAGCGAAAGACAGTTCTTCAAAGATCACGTTACCGCCAGAGATCGTCTTGACGTTGCCGCGCTGGTTCAGCTTGGCCAGGATGGCGTTGTTCTTGGTGACGTTGTCCGCGATCTGACGCGAACGGTTTTGAATCGTCGTTGCGACGATGTCTGAGACATTTGGGAATGCCATGATTAACTCCTCATCTGAGTTGGGTTGTTACGGGCTTTCGCCCACCATTTCAGATGCGCCGACGCGAACCGATCTCAGTCCGTCTATGTCGTGGGTGGGACGCTTGGCGTCTCCCAGGAGCTGCGGTGGCTGGGGTGCTTGGGCACACCAAGGGAAGGTTGCCCCTCCCTGTGGTGTGAATTATCCATCACCGTGCGCTTTGCATAATGGCCGCCTCGATGGCCGACCGAACGTCAGTGCTGGGTTGCTGCAGGGCGCCCACCGGCGCCGAGCCGGAAACGCTCACCGCGGCCGACCTGGCCCGCTGCGCAGCCTGGGTCTGCGTCTGGGCGCTCTTGGCCTGCTTGCGCGCCCTGAGCACGCTCAGCACGCGGTCGTTCATCAGGCAGGCCTTCTTGTAGGCGTCGGACAGGCTGATGTTCTGACCGCGGCGGGCGGCCGTCTCCATGATGTCGGCCATGTCCTCGCGGACGTCATTGCCGAACTCAGCGCGGTCCAGAAACTGCTCGACCTCCGACTGGGCCGCCTGGGCGACACGCTCCTGCTGAATCTGCTGCGCCTGCTGAAACTGCGTCAGCATCTGCTGCACCGGCGCCAGGCGCTGGTTGAGCACCTGCTCCATCGCGGCCTGCTGCGGGTCAACCACCGGCGACTGCCCAGCAAGCGCGGCGTCTAGGGCCTGAATGAATCCGTTGCCAAACCGGCCGATGCCGAACTGGTTGACGATGCCGGCCACCATCGTGGCCAGCTCGGGCGCGGTGCCCGTGCGCAGCTTGGCCGCCGTGGCCATCAGGTTGTCGATCGCCTGGATCGGGTTGGAGCCCTCGGCGCGGATGAACGCCTCGTAAGGCGCCACCGTGCGCATCACCGCGTCGTAGGCCTTGCGGGCCTCGGCCGACTCCTGCAGCGTGCGCTGCACCTCGACCTCGCGGCGCTGGATCTCAGAGCGCACCGGCTCGGGCAGCTGGCCCCAGTGCTCCCTTACATCAGGACGCCAGGATGCCGGCGCACGCTCCCCAGCTTGCCGCGGTCCTGACTTGGGGCCGGGCTGGATGCCCTCCTCCTTCGCCTTGAATCGGCCGTTTTCATCTCGCTGCTGTTGAGCAAGGTCTTGGGCATCAGCGGGCTTTTCGCCCTCTGCCATCGCATCCAGGTTCTGCGCAGGTTCTGCAGATTCGGCAGCAGATTCGGCAACAGGTTCTGCAGCCGGTGCAGCCTCAGCTGGTGCTGCAGGTTCCGGTGCCGGCGCTGCCGCTTGCGCAGGCGCCTCTGTTTCTTCGATCGCTGCTTCGATCTCGTCGCGGAGTGTCGTGGGTCCGTTCATGGGTTATCGCCTGTTTTGGAGTTGCTGAATCGCGCGCTCTACGTCGCGTCGTGAGAACGTGCCACCGTGCTGTCGGTAGTGGTCACGCTGTTGCTGGGACTTGGCCCAGGTTTCCTTGAAGTCGTCGGCCGTGGCCAGGCCGTTGGCCTTCATGTAGTCGCGGTGCTTAGTCCGCGAGCTGATATCGGTGCCGTCAGTGGCGCGCAGCCCGTCGTAGCTGCGATCGCCCCACAGCGCGCCAGAGTCGGTGCGCAGCTCGGGCTGATAGTCGGGCGTGACCTCGATCAATTCGCCCGTGATGCGGTCCTGAATCCAGCGGCGTCTAGTCATGTTGTGGTATTCTCAACGATATGCAGAAAAGGAGATGGCCATGGATGACGTCATCATCGTCGTAGGCACGCGCGTCGTGCGGGCGCCAAGGGAAACCTGGGCTGCCCTGCTCGAGGCTGCGTCGCTGATGGTTGACACGGGTGACATGTACCCGCACCTAGAACGCAAGCTCGGCACCGAGCTGCTCGATGCCGCGAAACAGCTCAAGATTGACCTGGACGATCAAAACTCGTCCTCCTCCTGATTGCGCAGCGCGGCTGCCAGAGCGGCGGTGCCGATGCCGGCAGCGCCCAGGCTGTACAGCGGATGCGTGCCACGCACCAGGCTGTCGCGGACCACGTCCTGCGGCTTTTTGCCGGTCACACGCGCGGTGCGCTCGACCGCCTCGTTGACGTGCTGAATCATCGGCTTGCCGGGCACTCCCTTCAGGCCCTTCCAGGCCACGTCTTGGAAGTTGGCCGGCTGCACACCCTCGGCCTTGGCCAGGTCGTGCACCACCTTCTCAAACACGCCGTAGGAATCACCCGGCGGCACCAGCAGACCAGGGCGGAAACCGCCGCTCATCTGCTCGTCGATCGTGGCGCGATCGCGGTGCCCCATGAAGTTGGCCGAGAAATCGAAGCGCTTGGGCGTCTTGGCGGCCTGCAGGCCAGCGCCCTGGTTGATGACCTTGTCGTACATGGCCATGTTTCCAGACGCGAAGCGGCCACCGATCGGGTACGGGAACTCATACGCAGCGCTCGGCTGCGGCACACCCTTCTGACGCAGGAAGTTGCCGTAGGCTGACATCAGCAGGTTGGCGGTCGGGTCAGCGCCGCCAGTGGTCGCGGACATCGCATCAGCGAACCGCTCCTTGAACATCTCGCGGCCCTTCTTGTCGCCGAACTCCTTGATGAACTCGGCCTCGAGCTGGCCCATCGCGTACCAGTCCTTCGCGTTGGGGTCCTTGCTACCCTCGCGGAAGGCTGTCGTCAGGCGCTCGCGCGCCTCCGGCGTGTCGAACTCTGCGGTGTACTTGTCGATCGTGGCCTGCTTCTTGGGCAGCGCGTCGGTGACGGTGCGGCCCTGCAGCGGATACTTGTTGGCGTCGGCGTAGAAACGGTCCTCGACCTTGAAATACGGGTCGTAGTTGCCCTTGTCGATGTCCTTCTGCGCGGCCTTGCGCACCTTCTCGACAGCCAGCGCCTCGGCAGAGTTTTGCTTCTGCAGAAACTCCTTGCCAGTCTTGGGGTCCTTGGCCAGCACAGGGGGCGCGGTGTCAGGATAGTTGGCCGCGATCTTGGCGCGGTCATAGCCGACGTCGTCGACCTTGCGCAGCGCCTTGACCGTCTCCTCGGTAGCCTTGCCACCCTTGCGCGCCTTGTTGGCCGCACCGGCAACACCACCGACCACCGGAACCATGCCGGCCGCCGACAGGACCATCCCCAGCTTGTCGCCCTCGCGGCGCGCGCGCTCGAAATCGCGGCCGCTGGTGGCCGTGCCAACCACCGGCAGGAAGCCGGCGCCGATGTCGATAGCCAGGTCGCCCAGGTCGCCGTCCTCGGGGTTGTCCAGGGAGACGAACTTGCGCGCGCGGTCGCGCAGGGCGTTGATCAGGTCCTGTGGTTGCATCGCGTCCTCACTTGAGCATGCGCAGCTTGTAGAGGGTCGTCTGGTAGAGCTTGACGACCTCGTCGATCGTGTTCTGCAGCGACGTGTCGTCGCGGTCGCAGACCTTGTAGCGGTTGGCCTCAATCCACTCGCACGACAGCTCGAGCAGGTCGTCGATGCCGTCAGCGCTCACCGCAAGGCCCACGACCTTGGGCTCCATGCGCTTGCCGTAGTAGCCCTGGTACTGCTCGACGAACCCGTCGACCAGGTCGGTCAGCTTGTCGTAGAACTCACCCAGCGCGACGTGCGCCGAAAATTCTTCGGTGCGCCAGTGGGCCACGTGCGCCGCCGACCGATCGGCCAGCAGCTTGGTGACGAACTCGTTTGCTTTTTCCATGCGTCACCTCACTGCATCGAGCCGCCCACCGGCGGCATCTGAGGAGCGGCCGGCGGGAGCTGGGGCTGCGGCTGCAGCATCCCCATCTGCATCGCCTTCATGCGCGCGTCCATCTCGGTGTTGACGGCCTTGGCCTGGCGCTCCTTGGCGCCGGCCATCTTCTCGGCCACCTCAGCCTGCTGCAGCGGGCTGGGCCCTTGCTGCTGGGGCATGCCCTGCTGCTTGAGGGCGCCGATCGCCTGGTCGAGCACGCCCTCGATCTGCTGGCTGACGCGGAACTTGGACACGCTCCACTGCAGCAGCGACAGCAGCACAGGCGCCGCCTGGGGCACCGATTGCGCCATCGGCGCCACCTGGGAGATGAACGCCCCCAGGCCCTGCATGAACTGCACCGCGGCGTCGCGCTCGGCGGCCCAGTCCAGCGCGGCCATGCTGTCGGCCTCGACGTTCACCCGGTACTGCGCCATGTGCTCGTCCTTGAGCAGGGCGATCGCTTGGATGGCCATGGCCGCGTCAGGCGTGCGCTCGATGTTCGACCGCTTGATGATCGTCTCAGGCTGCCAGTGCTTGCAGATGATCTCGGCCTTGATCCGCAGCGCCTGCGAGATCCAGTCGGCGATGTAAAACTGCATCAGCTGGATCCGGGTCGATCCGAACTGCGCCTTGATCTGCTGCGCGGTGGCCGTCTCGCTGGCGCGCGAGCTGCCGCGCATCACGTCGGAGATGCCCAGCACCTCGTAAATCTGCATCACCTTGTCCTGCCGGTACTGGCGCAGGCGCTCGATGCAGTTGGTCACCATGTCGATCGGGGCCCAGTCGACCTGGCCCTTGATGCCGCCCTTCTCCGCAAACAGGGCCCAGTTGTCCACCGGGATCATCTGGTTTTCGGCGCCCTGCTGGAACATGCGCTGCACGCCGTCGGCCGTCTTGTCGTACACGCCGACGACCTTGGCCGCACGCGTCAGCCAGGTGATGCGGGTGTTGATCTCGTCGAGCTCGTTGAACTGGTCCTGCGCGAAGATGTAGTCCGCGCGGGGCATGAAGTTGGAGCTCGTGACGTTGGCCGCCAGGGGTTTCGGGCACGGGAAGAACCCGTCGAGCTGCAGAGGGTCGTCCTTCACGTCCAGGATGACGTCGGCGCCCTTGGCGTACCAGTAGACCTTCTTGTTTTCCTTGCACCAGATCTCGAACACCTCAGCCTTCGACCACGGGTCGTGCTTGGGCGACTGGTCGTTGACGTCGGCCTTTTTGACCTGCACCCCCAGCGGGACGATCTTGGCGATCTCCTCGCCGAATCGATCGACCAGCTGGTCCTTGGTCATCCAGACGCGGCGGGCGACCCACCGCACCTCGGGCCAGGTCCGCGCCGGCGAGTAGAAGAAGTCCTCCCAGTAGATGTAGTCCACCGGGGCGTCCTCGTCGACGATGCGCTCGGCCTCGGTTTCTGGCTGCAGCTCCACGCCGAACTCGTCAAACACGGCCGGCACGGTGTAGGGCTCAGTCTTGACCTCGTAGCGCAGCCAGATCTGGCCCATGCCCACGATCAGCCAGTCCTCGATGCCCTGCCGCACGGCCGCGTCCCAGACAGAGACGTTCTCGTCGAAGCCGCGGTTCAAAATCCGCTGCAACATCAACCCAGCCACGCGGGCCTGGTCGTCCTCGAAGTCTTGGAACGTCCTGCTGACGTCGGCCTTGGGTGGCCGCGCGTACAGCATCGACAGCAGGACCTTCATCGTCGACCAGAACAGGTTGACCTTGCTCTCGTCCTTCGCATACGCGTCGCGCCGGTCCAGGTAGCGCTGCGTGATGCGGTTGGCGTCCGTGTGGAACTTCATCAGCTCCTGCTGCGACGCCTGAATCTCAGTCGACCAACGCTGCGCCAGACCCGCGGGGGTGCTTTGGAAATCGCTTGCGCTGGTGATCTTGGCGTTGGTTTCCATCACCCGATCCTTGTGCTCTGTTGGGGACCGCAGTCCCAGATGTCGTCAAGGGCGAACGCATAGTTCATGCTCTTGACCACAGGTGTCGAGATTTTAGGACCGGGGTGCGATTTCGCCATCACCGGGCGCGCAGCAAGCGCGAGATACCGGAAGCTGTCACTCGCGTGCGAGTGCTGGTCGTGCTTGGGCCGGTTGCGGTAGGTCTGGGTCTTCTCGTCCCACTCCCGCATGTAGGCGCGGAGGTGGTCAACACCGTCGTAGGTGACCTCCTCGTCGAACCAGCACTTGGGCAGCACCAGCCGCGCGGCCTCGATGCCGTCCTGCAGCGACATCTCAGGCACCAAACGCGGCCGGATGCCGTTGGCCAGGAACTGCTCGATGATGGATTTGCCCGTCTGCAACGACTTGGCGCGGGCATCGTGAGGCAAAAAGATGCCCTCCGCGTTGACCCGGTACGGGCGTGACTTTACCCAGTCGATGTAGTGCTGAATTGGCTGGTTGTCCGCTTCGTAGAAATCGACGATGCGGTAACCGTCGCGCGTCTCCTGCCATCCCCACCAGCTGCAGCTGTCGGTGTAGCCCAGGTCGGCCACCAGGTTGACCGGGAACGCCGGGTCCACCGGAAACTTGCCGATCCGGCCTTGCTCGTAGGCGTCGCCGATCTGCTTGGCGTAGTACGCACCCGGCACCGCAGCATCAAACGAGCACTCGTACTCGACCTCAAACGCCTCGGCCGTCATCTGCGCCTTGGCGTCGCGCAGTTCGTCGGGGTGGATGATGTTGGTCTTGGACGCGGGCAGCTCCAGCAGCATGTGCGTGGCCGGATTCAGCCGCGCCTCCTCGCGCAAATTCCAGAACAGGTTCTTGCCGCGGGGCGTGCCGGCGAAAATCGCCCAGCCGCGGCGGTCTGACAGGGCCGGTCGGATCACCGTGTACCAGGCGCTGGGCCTCATGTCGCCCACCTCGTCCAGCACCGCCCCGTCGAAATACATGCCGCGCAGGGCGTCGTAGTTGTCAGCGCCGGCGACGTAGATCGTCGACTCACCCTTGTGGCCGTTGTTGATCGAAATCTTCAACTCAGATTCGTTGGGCGGCCTGGTCCAGAACGGCCGGGTCAGATCCTTGAGGTAACCCCACGCCACCCGCTTGGCCTGGTCGCGCTGCGGCGCCAGGTAGGCGAATTGCGGTTTCGGAAGCGCTGTCTCGAGCGCGCCGAGCACCAGGTCAGCGCACATGGCCACCGTCTTGCCGCAGCGGCGGTGCGCCACCACCACCGTCCAGCGCCGGTCGCGGTTGTGCAGCGGCAGGAACACCTGGCGCGGTTGGTATTCCTGCAAATTCATGGCGAGGTGTTGATGTTCATCCGCGCGTCAAGCGCTGGATCTCGCGGTCGATGTACCAGCGCGCCTTGCGCAGGTCCTCCACCGGGCTGTTGGATTTCAGCCCCGCGCGCCAGACGTACTTGATCGCGTTGCCCAGGCAGAAGTTCATGTGCTCGGTGATGTCGATGCACTCCACCCCGCTCGGGTGGCCGGTGTAGTGGGCCGGGTGGTTGACGGGGTCGTGTTGAGAATTGCTCATAAGGTTGGTGGGGGGTAGAGGAAAAGGGGCGGGGGCCCCTGCTGCGGCCGCCCCCTCCCCCGTCGCCTCGAAGGGGGGTAGGGGTCTGGAAACGAAGATGGCCCCGCAGTGCCCCGCGCACGGGCCCAGGAGCGCGCAGGAGACGCGATCGCAGAGCAGGTCAGGCCAGGGCCCCACCTAGCCCTCCGCGGGCCTTGTAGGCCGTTCTATCGCGTCGGCATCCGGCGCCTGGCCAGTGGCCGGCACCCCCTCTGCCCCTGTGACCGGATCAATGATCCGGTAGGTGCCGTCGTTTTCCCGTTGCAGATCAAGCACTTGCGCTGGCTGCTGCTCGATTTGTGCCGCAGGCGTGCCCACTTGCCGCGCCGATAACCAGCCCAGCTCCAGCCTGATGCCGCCGTCCACGTTCGTGTTGACTTGCAGCGGCATGGCCTTGTTGACCATCGCGGCGAAGATCTGGCGATCGCCCAGCGAGCCCTGCGCCCGCTCCACCAGCCAGCCGGCCAGGCCCTTGGGGTGGCAGTCCTTCGCGGCCATCTCGACGGCCTCGCGGATCGTGCGCGTGACGCGGTTGGGCGTGCCCTTGGGCCGCCCGGCCGGCAGCTCCCGCCCGTCCGGCGTCCGCATGACCTTCCTCTTTTCGGGCTCTTGTTTTAACCCGACGTCGGAGGCCTGATGTTGCGTTTCCATCATGCCGCCATTTTCTCACCAACGCGCCAAGCAAAAGGGCCGCCCACCTGGAGCAGCCCCTTGTGCGTTTCGGTGCGCTCGCACCTCACTCGCCACACGGCGAGTGTATCACTGCTAGCGCAAGCGCTCGCACCCCCTCGCAGGGCCTGGCCCCCGCCTTTGGGCGGCGGGGCCATGCCAGGCCTCCCTGCTGCGTCAGCATGCGCCCGCACTGCGAGCGCACTGCTAGCGCATGCGAGCGCAGCCCTCATTCAGCCGACCCCTTCCACATCGCCGGAGCCCCAGAACCCTGCGCAGCCCGCATGCGGCCCACCTCGGTCAGCACCACGCAGCGGTGCTTCTTGCGGTGCTCGTTCATGTACTCCTGCTCCTGCACTAGGCCGTCGCGCTGGAGCTCAAACAGCATCGAGAACAGCTCGCCGCGGTCGAACCCTGCCGGGAAGTCAGCCGAGCGGCGCAGCACGGTGTAGGCGTTGTTGTTGGACTGCGCGGACATCGACAGCCGCTGGCCTGCGCGCTCGGCGTCCATGACCATGCGCAGAATCGCAGCGCGTTGCGTGTTGCGCATCAGAGCGGCCGCAGCAGCATGGCCTGGGATGGAGCCGAAGCGCTTGAACGTCTTGCTGCCCTGGTCAAACTCGACGCGCAGCTCGTCCTGCAGCGGGCCCAGGTTGCACTTCTCGTGGCGCACGGTGACGACCTGGCCATCGCGGACCATGGCCCAGCGGCTGCGCGCTGAGTTGTTCCAGGCCGTCGACCCTGAGAACGTGCTGTTGGTGTCTTGGCCGGCGCCCATGCGCACGCTGGCCTTGTCGACGTGGGCCAAAAGCAGCACCGCGGCCCGGGTGACGTGGGCGATTAGGTTCAGGGCCCGCATGAAGCCCCGCACCGCCGTCCGGTCGTTCTCGTTGTCCGCGAACACGTCGCTGGCGTTGTCGATCACGATCACCTCGGCGCGCATGCGCACGGCGGTGTCGGCCAGCCACTGCATGCGCTCGGTCGGGTGGCCATCGCGCCACAGGACGCAGTCGGCCTGGGTCAGGTCGTAGACGGCCATGCGCCCGGCCAGGTCACGCATGGCCACGCCCTGGTCCTGGCAGATGTTGGCCACGCGGAAGTGCACCGTGCGCGCCTCGTCCTCGCCCGACAGCACCAGCACCCGGCTCTGCTTGGTGTCGATGCCCATGAACTGCTGCCCGGTGGCCAGCGACACGCCGAGCTGCAGGCTGAGGTTGGACTTGCCCACGCCACCGTTGGCGGCCAGCAGGGTGACCGTGCCCTCGGGCAGCCAGCCCTCAAGGCGCCAGGCCGTGGGCTCTGGCTGGGTGCCGGCCAGGTTGCCCCAGTCCATGGGCACCAGGTCGCCGGGCTTACTTTCTGTCGGCACTTGTTCGTCATTGCCGAGGTTCAGGTTGACGGTGATGCTGGGCGGCTTGCGGTTGTCCGGTGCGAACTTCTCCGCGCTTTTGACCGCCCGCTCGATCTCGTCGTAGCGCGACTGCCAGCGCCGGATCTCCTCCTCGGGCCCGGTGGGCTTGACCTGGTGCATTAGGTCGCGCAGGAACTCAACAGCCGCCCCAGGGAACATGCCGTTGGACACCAGGCTGGCGGCCAGGCGCGTGATCGACTCGTGATAGACCCGCTCGCCCACTGGCGCTGTCAGGCCCGCGATCATCTCGCCGGCGTGCACGCCCTGCCCTGGCGTTGATGCAGATTTGGTTGTCTGCGCATCAGACGCCGCGCGCAGGTTGTCCAGGTCGATCCCGATCGCGTGGCAGGCATCCTCGAGGGACCAGCGCACGCTCGGGCGCCAGGTGTCGAGCTGCACCGCCCACTCGCCGGCGGCGCGCGGTTTGGTGTTCTGCCCGACTGGCAGCCGGACGTAACGCACCGCGTTATTACCGCTGCGGTCAGCCTTGATGAACCCCCGCGTGGCCAATGCCTGCATAAGTAGATCTACGAGCTGCCTATTCCGGGCATCGGGGTCATCAAGGTCAATCAAGATGCCGACCTGGAACTTGCCCGGGCTGGTCTGGATCGCGTAGCTGTAACCCTGCAGGTCCTGCAGCTGAACGTCGTCCAGCACCAGCACAGCAAGCCGAACGAATGAATCCTTGCGTCTGACGATCTCGCCGTCCTCGGTGGCCGCGAGAACGGCAGTGCAGAAATACGTGTTGTCTTGCCCGCTGCGATCAATGAGAGCCGCCTGCTGCGGCGTTCCCTTGTAGAGCCGCCCAGCCCACACGGCCGGCGGTGCGTTGCTGGGGTCTGCGCGGAACGTGCACACCCAGCCGTGTGTGCCCTCCACGAGCTCGCCGTAGATCTCGGCCAGGAAGTCGCTGTTGGTCATGGTTGGTGCTCCGACAACCATGGCTACACCTCAACGGCTACCAGCTCCTCGATCTTGATGCGCACCTTCTTGTCGCGCGCAATCTTCATCAGCTCCGGCCAGTGCCGCTGCGGGATCTGGCCCCCAGTGCCCTCGGGCCGCGGCTGGCACCAGCGGCTGAGGGTGCTCTTGTCCAAGTTCAGGCGCTCAGCGACCTCGGTTTTGCCGCCCAGGCGCTGGATGACGTCATAGGCCGGGGACAGGGTATGGATCGTGGGAATTGGCATTTGCACTCCGTGATGTTGTTGCCGCAATCTTGAGGCTGCTCATTGTATGAGGTTGACGCAACATGGAGAGACTGCCACTATCTAGTCCCTGTTGATTAAGAAGCGGCTCTTTCGCTTTGCGTAGCTATGAACACACAATGGTTTCGTGATCGGCTTGCCGACAAGAAGTTGTCGCAGAGAAGGTTGGCGAAGATGTTGGAAATTGACCCAGCAGCGGTGTCCCTCATGTTCAGAGGCATGCGCCGTATCACGCCCCACGAGGCGCACCAGATCTCGGTCATTCTCGGCGTGCCCTTGAACGAGGTAATGCGCAACGCCGGCATCGAGGTGACCGAGGACGTCAGGCGCTGCCCTGTGGCCGCGCACGTCGACGAGAACGGTGTGGTTACGACAATGCCACCGCGAACTCACGACGACGTCATTGGCCCTGGTGACTGTCCTGTTGGGACGTTCGCAATTCAGGTGCGGTCGCACTCGAGCACCAAGGACGGGTGGCTGCTGTTCGTGACGCCGGCCCAGGTGGCGCCTGCAGAGAACATCGACCAGCTGTGCCTGGTGGCCACAGGCGACGGCCGCCAGATCCTGGCCGTAGTGCGCCGCGGCTACCGCCGGGACACGCACAACCTGATCATCTGGCCCTCCAACGAGATGATCTCCGACGCCTCTATCGTCTGGACCTCCACGGTCCTCTGGATCAAGCCCCTGTATTGACCCTGTAGCTTTTAAGCCTTATCCCACTATTTTTGTCGGATTATTTGATGAGATAGTCGCATCGTGGAGTAGGATTCACTACATGGCAGCTTCGCCATGAGAACCAAGGAACCTGAACCATGAACACCGCGAACCAGTACCAGCAGATCATCGACAGCTGCAGCCGCCAGGTTGCCGAGCTCGAGGAGCGCATCGAGCGCAAGCGCAACATCATCACCGGCACGCCCTGGATCATCGAGTGCTCGCCTGGCCTGTACCTGGTGGCCGATGGCGAACAGTACCGCGGTGGGCGCGTGACGGGCCGCGTGGTCTGCTACACCCCCGACAGCATCGACGCCGCCGTGCAGCACGTCCGCGACGCCAGCGATGGCGTGTTCCCCAACGCCCGCAAGATCAGCCACCGCGAGGCGCTCGAGCTTGAGCTGGCCAGCATGCGCGACATCATCGACCGCGTGCAGGCCGTCAGTGCCTGACCAGCCGCCACCGAACTGGCCCTTCCCAACGTGGAAGGGCCGACCGATCCCTCGACCCCGCCGGCAAAAGCAAGACCCCTTTAAGAAATACCCGCCGGCTCCCTTCTGACCCACGACAGGACCCACACCATGCTTCGACCCTCTCACTTCCGCACGCCCCGCACCATCCACGAGGCCTGCTTCACCGACTGTAGCTACATCTACCGCACGCCTGGCGAGCGCCGCATAGCCAGGGCAGCGGACATCGCCTTTGCGGCCGCCCTTGGCATCGCAGGAGCTTCTTTGCTGTTTTACTGGCTCAGTCGTTGAGCCACTGTGATGCGATTCTGGCAACTCATCAACAGGAGCACAACATGACCATTGAATTCCAACCTCTCGAGGAGTACCGCAAGTCGCTGCAGAACTTCGACTGGCTGTACGACTACAGCGACGACCACGCCTTCTGGGCCAAGTCCAAGAAGCAATACGACCGGCTCTGGGACCAGGCGCGCATCAGCGACGACCACCGCAAGGTGTGGGACGAGGAGCAGCGCCGCCGCAAGGAGGAGATGGAGCAGCGCGACGCGCAGATCAGGGCTCGCGTGCGGGCCAACAACGAGATCAACGACTAAAGGAAACCCACGACATGGCATTCGACCTCTCATCCATTCGCCGCACCAAGAGGCTGCGCGCCCCCAAGATCGTTATCGCCGGCCCTGGCAAGATCGGCAAGACGACGTTCGCCGCCAGCGCACCCAGCGCGATCGGCATCCTGACCGAGGACGGCGCCGACGCGGTTGACGCGGCCGCGTTCCCCCTGGCCACCAGCCTGGCCGACGTCTACCAGGCCATCAGCACGCTGCTCAACGAGGAGCACGACTACCAGACGGTGTTCCTCGACTCGCTGGACTGGCTGGAGCCGCTTGTACACACACACGTGTGTACACAGAACAAGTGGGCCACGATTGAGGCCGCCGGCTACGGCAAGGGCTACATCGCCGCGGCCGAGGAGTGGCGCACGCTGCTGCAGGGTTTTGAGGAGCTGCGCGCTCAGCGGAACATGGCCGTGATCCTGATCGCGCACGACAAGATCAAGCGCTTTGAGTCACCGCTGCACGACGGGTACGACCAGTACGTCCTGAAGCTCCACGACCGCGCCGGTGCCCTGGTGCAGGAGTGGGCCGACGTCATCGGCTGGGCCAATTACCAGATCGTCACCACCGAGTCGGACGCCGGCTACGGCAACAAAGAAACCAAAGCCCGCACGACGGGCAAACGAATCCTTCACGTCGAGCCGCACCCCGCGCACATGGGCGGCAACCGATTCGGCCTGAAGAACATGCCCCTCGACTGGGAGGCATTCGCCGCGGCTTTGGCCGCATCTCAAAACGCCTGAACCATAAGGAACTGGAACCATGGCATCGATCAACTTCAAAGCATCCGCAATCCAATTCGAGGAGCGCGCACCCAAGGCCTACGACCCGCTGCCCGCGGGCGACTACGAGATGATGATCACGGCCAGCAGCACCAAACAGGTCAAGGCGCCCAAGACCGGCAGCTACCTTGAGCTTGAGATGCAGGTGATCAGCGGCGAGCACTCCGGCCGCCGTCACTGGGAGCGGCTGAACCTTGACAACCCGTCGCAGCAGACGGTGAAGATTGCCCAGGAGCAGCTGGCCCGCCTGTGCATGGCGCTGCACCTGGACAACGTCGAGGACAGCGTCGAGCTGCACGACACGCCGTTTGTGGCCGAGGTCGGCATCGACAAGAAAGACCCGACGCGCAACGTGATCTGGAACTACCGCGCGGCCGTCGATGCCCCGGCGGCCAAGCCTGCAGCGCCGGCCAAGCCGGCACCGGCTGCAGCCCCCGCAAAGTCAGCACGTCCTTGGGGTTAAGCATGAGCAACAAACAACAGTCCGCACCCGTTGAGCAA